CAGTATTGGAGTTTGACAATAATGATTTGGAAACTTATCAGGTAGACTGGAATGAATGGGAAAAACGTATTAAATGCTCAGCTTGCACTGAGACTGTAACTGTAAGATAACATTTAGCTTACACAGAGACAACGAGGGAATACATGGCTCCCCGGCAGAGGGGGAGCCGCCGCAGAAAAAACTCGGGGCATATATTGAACGAGGTGAGTTACAAATGGACGAAAATAAATTAAAAGACGAATTGATAGCAAAGCTGTCCAGCAATGTGGACACAACGGTATTGCAGATGGTTGACACAGCTCTCGCATCCGTATTAAGCGATTATGAAGTGGCCAAACGCAATACACAGTTGAGCACAGGAGTACTGAGATTTCCGGAACTGGAAATATACACCGCAAAGCTGCGGTTTGATAATAAAGCAAAGAGCACTATTGACCAATACAGCAAGTTTCTGGGGAGTATGCTGTGCTATGTGGGAAAACCGGTTGACCAGATTCAGGATTTCGACATCATGAATTTCTTAAATTATTATGCAGAAACAAAGGAGATATCAGACAGCACCAAGAACCATAAGCGCCTGATATCCAGCTCATTCTTTTCATTCCTGCATAAGCGCGGATACATAGTAAAAAATCCCATGGCAACAGTGGATGCGATTAAGTACACGGCGCAGGTGCGGGAGGCGCTGACATCACGAGAAGTAGAACGCATGCGGTTTGCATGTGGGGAGAACCTCAGAGACAATGTAGTGCTTGAGCTATTCCTCGCATCCGGGTGTCGGGTGTCGGAAGTGGCAGGAATGCAGATAGAGAACATTGGCATGAAGCAAAAGACGGTGATTGTGCTGGGCAAAGGGAAAAAGGAGAGGCTTGTGTTATTCTCTGACCGTTTGCTTGTATACCTGGAAAAATATCTTAATGGCAGGAGTGAGGGGCCGGTGGTAATCTCCGTCAGAGCCCCGCACCAGGGAATCAAGAAAAATGCCATAGAGAATATCATCAGGGAGATTTCAAAGCGGGCCGGGATTGAAAAGAGGGTATTCCCGCATCTTCTGCGCCATACATTTGCCACACATGCACTAAACAAGGGGATGCCGCTGGAATCCTTGTGCGACCTGATGGGCCACGCATCCATCGAAACAACACGAATATATGCAAAAAACCATATGAGCAAGATACAGTATGAGTATGACCGGTATGCATCATAACCGGTAGAAGGAGTGGAGAATGAGAGAAACCGCAATGTATGACCTATACGACGAGAGAGAATATGCCGGACGATATCCAATAGCAGCTCTGGCCCTTATGCTGGGAATCAAACACAGTCATACGATATCCCATTATGCCAGGACAGGGAAGACATATTGCAAACGGTACCAGTTTGAGCGGGTAGACGAGCCGATAGGTGCTGACCTGGCAGAGGAATGGGATAAGGAGAGGCAGAGTTTTTTAAGAGAGAGGAGGCAGTGCCGATGGGAAAGGTTAGGCCATTAAATCATTGCAAGTATGGCATCAGTGGCAAACGATTCAAAGAGCTGTACTATTGGTGCCTGCAATATGACGAATGGAAGGATGAGCTTAAGTATAAAACGGATACGGTAAAATCCATAGAAATAACCGATATGCCGATGACACACAACGGAAGCGATGCAACACAGCAATTGGCAATCAGGAGGGCTCAGCTGGCCAAGAATTGCGAAATGGTTGAACAGACCGCCATGGATGCGGACCCGGAAATTTATCAGTATCTGATTAAGGCCGTGACGGACGAGAATGTCACGTACCGATATTTGGAGATGGTAATGGGTATTCCGTGTGGAAGGAAAATGTATTATGACCGGCGCAGGAAGTTTTATTGGCTTTTAGATCAGAGAAAAAATTATTAAAAAGGGGGACTCACGGGACAAGTCAATATGGTATATTAATAACGTGAGAATTGGGCATACAAAGCTGAGTGCTCTATTTATGGTCATTTACCCGACAGGACTTTCCTTCCAGAATATTAAGGAAAGGTGACATGATGAATAGTTTTATCAGTTGGATTGGCGGAAAAAAGCTACTGCGAAAGACAATACTGGAACAATTTCCTGAGTCAGGCACGTTTGACCGATACATAGAGGTATTCGGCGGCGCTGCCTGGCTTTTGTTTTACAAGGAGAGCCATGCAAAGATGGAGGTATATAATGATATCAATGGGGAGTTAGTCAATCTGTTTCGGATAGTCAAATATCACCCAGACGCGCTGCAAAAGGAGCTTGATTGGATATTGATGTCCAGAGAACAGTTTTTTGATGCACTCCGGGTTACAAGCGGACTCACTGATGTTCAGAGAGCTGCACATTTTTGGGTAGTAATCAGAGAAAGTTTTGGGGCAAACTGCCATTCGTTCAGGGCAAATGGAAGAGATATGATTAAAGCAATTGAATTACTGCGAGAGGCATCTGTAAGGCTCAATCGAGTTGTTATTGAACATCTGGACTTTGAACATTTGATTAAGAAGTATGACAGGCCAAAGGCTTTATTTTATCTTGACCCACCATATTACGATGCAGAAAAATATTATCCAGATAGATTTCAACCGGGGGACCATATTCGTCTCAAAGAGAGCCTGGAACATATTAAGGGAAGGTTTATCTTGTCTTATAATGATTGCCCGGAAATCAGAGAATTGTATGACGGATTTGATATTATTGAAGCAGAGAGGAATGACAATCTAGTCAGCAAGAATGGTGGCGAAAAATACAAAGAATTGATTATTAAAAATTATTGATACACTCTCCGGGGCCACGGACCGTCACAGGTTCGCGGCTCATTTAATTTTCAGTTATCTGAATATGTTTTCGAAAAAAACAAATGAATGAGAGGTGGTGATGGATGCCAAGACCCAGAGACCCCAACAGGGACCGGGCATTTGAGTTGTACAGGAAAAGCGGAGGAAGCCTTGATTTGGTTGAGATTGCAAGTCAACTAAAGCTCCCGCCCGGGACAATCCGGGGATGGAAATCAAAAGATAACTGGGAAAACCGATTAAATGGAACGCTCCAAAAAAATACGGAACGTTCCAAACATGGTTCCAGAAAAAATAAGGCGGAGAAAATAAAAGCTGCAGAGGCTGCCGAACAGATGAGTGTAAATACTGAACTCAACAGCAATCAACAACTTTTCTGCCTGTACTGTGCTTATGGAGATAATGCTACAGCCGCGTATCAGAAGGCATATGACTGTAGTTACCAGACAGCAATGGTTAATGCCTCACGTCTGCTAAGAAATGCTAAGATTAAAGCCGAAGTTGACCGAATCAAAAAGGAACGTTTGGAGTCGTTGTTTTTCGATGAGCATGACATATTTCAATGGCATTTAGATGTGGCCAGAGCTAACATTACGGATTATGTAACATTTGGTCGCGAAGAGATCCAGGCCATCGGGGCTTTTGGGCCAATCACAAATAAAGAGACCGGAGAGCCGATGACGAAGGAAGTTAATTATGTAAAGTTCAAGGAATCATCCGAGGTAAACGGGCATGTCATAAAAAAGGTGAAATTTGGGAAGGATGGTGCAAGCATTGAGCTTTATGACGCAATGGCAGCCATGAAGTGGCTGGCCGAGCATATGAGCCTGGGAACCGCAGGACAACAGAAACTGGCCCAAAGCATTGTGGATGCATATGAATGGCGGAGGAGTCAGGAAAAGGAAAGGAAGGGGGAAGCAGATGCTGGGGAGTGATGCCGTTCTTTTTTATGCGGATAATCCTATATATTTTGTCGAGGATGTTATACGGGCAAAACCGGACGAGAAGCAGAGAGACATCTTGAAAAGCCTGCGTGATTATTCGATGACATCCGTACGGTCCGGCCATGGTATAGGCAAGAGTGCCGTGGAAGCATGGTCTGTAATTTGGTATATGTGTACCAGGCCGTTTCCCAAGATTCCATGTACCGCCCCTACAGAGCACCAATTGATGGACGTCCTGTGGGCTGAAATCAGCAAATGGATGAGGAATAATCCTGCATTACGCGATGAGCTTATATGGACCAAGGAAAAGCTCTATATGCAAGGCCATCCAGAAGAATGGTTCGCGGTTCCAAGGACAGCAACTAATCCAGAGGCATTACAGGGGTTCCATGCGGAGCATGTCCTTTATATCATTGACGAAGCATCCGGCGTGTCGGACAAAGTATTTGAGCCGGTCTTAGGTGCTATGACAGGAGAGGATGCCAAGCTACTTATGATGGGGAATCCGACCCGCCTGGCTGGATTCTTTTACGACAGCCATCATCGCAATCGGGAACAATATAGTGCGATTCATGTGGATGGACGCGACAGCCAGCACGTATCAAGGACATTCGTACAAAAGATTATTGATATGTTCGGAGAGGATAGTGATGTGTTTAGGGTCCGTGTTGCAGGACAGTTTCCTAAATCCACGCCGGACAGCCTGATTGCAATGGAATGGTGCGAGGAAGCTGCGAAGCTCCAGGTATATGCGCCAGGAGGACAGATTGACATTGGTGTGGATGTGGCGCGTTATGGTGACGATAGTTCCGCGCTGTATCCACTGATAGACAAGAAACAATCATTACCATATGAGCTATACCATCATAACCGCACAACTGAGATAACAGGGTATGTTGTCATTATGATAAAACAGTTTGCTATGGATTATCCGGACGCGGCCATCCGGGTTAAAGTTGACTGTGATGGACTGGGGGTTGGCGTTTACGATAATCTATATGATCAACGTGACCAGATAATAGATGCAATATGGTATGACCGATGCCGACGGGCCGGTATAAATCCGGAGGACGGAAATCAGTGGAATGAATGCCAGAATGTTCCGAAACTGGACCTGGAGATTATTGAGTGTCACTTTGGAGGATCTGGAGGAAAAGTTGACGATAATGACCCCGTGGAATATAGCAACAGTACTGGCCTCATGTGGGGGAAAGTGAGAAAGTATCTTCAAGAGGGAAAGTTGCAACTCCCCGATGACGATACACTGGTATCGCAGCTCTGCAACCGTCGCTATTTGGTAAATAAAGACGGAAAACTGGAGCTTGAACGAAAAGAATCCATGAAGAAACGCGGGCTGACTTCTCCCGATATTGCCGATGCACTTGCATTGGCACTATATGAACCTAATAACGAATGGACTGTGAATTGGTGATTAATATGGGTATTTTTAATTTTAGACAACGGCGCCGTAGGGATTACTTTGAACGCCGTTCAGATAATAATATGGTTCCGAGATACACTTCTCCACCGACCAGAAACACAGCAGAATGGATGGACACGTTCGGAAAGAATCCGAGGATGGCAGTTATTGATAAGATATCCTCAGATTTAGCATATGCGAAAGGGAAGCTATATCGGATTGACCAGAACGGGGACAAGAAAGAACTGACCGTGCATCCCTTCCTGGATTTTTGGGCCAGGCCAAATCCATTATATGAGTTTACAGCAAGTGCACTTTGGAAGCTACAAAGCGATTATCTCCTGTTGAAAGGAGAGGGGTACTTTATCATCGAGCGATATGACAATGGATATCCGGCAGAACTGTGGCCAGTACCGACACATTGGGTTCAGATGACGCCATATCAAGGTTTCCCATATTATCGGATACGGGCAGCCGATGGTGGAGTAATGGATGTACCGATTGATGATGTTTTTGTAATGAAGGATTTAAACCCTCTTGATCCATACCGCAGAGGCCTGGGGCAAGCAGAACCCCTTGCGGATGAAGTTGAGATTGATGAATATGCGTCAAAGTTCCAAAAGAAGTTTTTCTTTAATGACGCGATGCCAGGCGCAATCGTTGTAATGCCAGGGGCGGATGATAAGCAACAGGAGCGTTTTCTTGCAAAATGGAAAGAACGCTTCAGGGGGCATCAGAACAGCCATGGAATTGCAACCATAGGAGGACCAAAGGACACACAGGCGAGTGTCGTAAAACTGAGCGACAACATGAAGGACCTGGACATGATTAACGGGAGGGCATTTACCCGTGATGCGGTCTTGGAGCACTTTGGGGTACCGCGTGAGATAATGGGAATTACCCAAAACAGCAATAGGGCTACGGCAGAGGCTGCGCGCTATATATACGCTACAAACGTATTGACTCCGCGCTTGGCAAACCGGCAGGACGCCATAAACCTACAGCTTTTATCTGCCTACGGAGACGACCTTGTATGGGAGTATGATGATATCATACCAAAAGACAAAGAATTCGAGAAAATGGTTGCCTTTGATGGATGGAATAACGGAGTCATTACTAAGAATGAGGCCCGTGAAAAGCTGGATATGGAGAAGACGAAGAAAGGGGACATATTCAAGATGAATTTTGCCGACCTCTATATTGGAGAAGACGAGGACCCTGTGGAACTTAGCTCCGCATCTGCCAATCTCCAATATTCCGATGCATCTGAGCCAATTGAAGCAGACCGAAATGATATCGAGATAACGAATGGAGAGGAAGCGGCGGAAGACTACCAGGATGAAGAGAAAATACTGAATCGGGCAGCGGAGATTAAAGCACGGAGAATCAAGGCGGCCGGACGGGGATTAGAAGCAGTCAGACGGACCCAGACGAGGAAATTTGAGATGGCAACAACGAATTACCTCAGGAGTCAGGCAAAACAAATTCAAGGGGTATTGGTTGGGAATAAAAAAGCAGACGGAAGCGTATGGGATGCCTTGGATGTGACACAGGAGGAATTTTTGCAATTGTCAGAACAGCAACAGGCAGAGCTTACCATGCAATTCGTAAATGAGCTACTGGATTGGAAAACGGAAGAGGGAATACTGGAGTCCATACTTACGCCTCTTTGGGCGGAAACATATGACAAGGGGGTAGAGAATGTAATATCAAATTATCGTTTGAATGCCATCCAGCAGCCATCGTTGACATCCGTGGCACGATTACGGGGAGGCCAGCGCGTTACCAGAGTAACACAGACAACCAAAGCAAATATCCAAAAAATCATTGCAGATGGGCTCACGCAGGGGAAAGGAAAGCAGGAACTGACTGAGGACATTATGATTGAAATGAATACATCCGCAGCAAGGGCTCGGGTCATTGCTGCTCAGGAATGCAACACCAGCCTTCTGGCCGGAAATTTTGACATGGCAAAGCGCGGAGGATTCTCCATGAAGACTTGGCACGTAACCAATCTGGGAAAGGCCAGGGACACACATCGGGAGCTGAATGGAAAATCAGTCCCGATAACGGAACCATTTATGACATCCAAGGGAAATAAACTGATGATGCCATGTGACCCTAATTGTGCCGTAGCAGAAGAAACAGTAAATTGCCATTGCTTTTTAACATATTCATAAGTTGCACCAGTGCAACAGAAATTCTATGCACGTGAAAGCATGTGAAAGAGACTGGGTACACCCCGGCATCTTTTATCATAAAAATCAAGCGGAAAGGAGGAAGAGGTGTGAAGCATGAGTTTAAAAAAATGCGGTTCAAAATGGATGACTATAACGAGGAAGAAGGAATATTTTCTGGTTATGGGGCTGTGTTTGAAAACATAGACAGTGGGGGAGACATCATAGAGCCAGGCGCCTTTACAAAGACGTTGGCCGAAGGATGGGAGAGAGTCAAAGTTCTTGCATTACACAATGACTGCTGGCTCCCGATCGGACGCCCGGTTGAACTGCGTGAAGAGCCAAATGGATTATTCATCAGTGGGAAGATTTCCGATACGACCATGGGCCGTGACGTCAAGGTGCTTTTAAAGGATAGAGTTCTGAATGAACTGTCCATTGGGTATGACCCGATTATTTTTGATTATGACGAGAACGGAATTCGGCATCTGAGGGAGATTAAATTATGGGAAGTATCAGTTGTCACTTGGGCGATGAATCCAGAAGCAGTAATTACCAGTTACAAGTCAATGCAGGAAACAGCAGCACGGGCATTGGCTATCAAACAGGATTTGCTACAGGAATTAAAGGAAGGCCGTAAAATCAGCAATTCAAGGCTGAAATCCTTGAAAGACGTAAGCAAGTCAATGAAAGATTCGGCGCGCACGATTGATGCAGTAATCCGGGAAGCCAGTAATGAATCTGGGAAGAAGACCAGGGTGCTAACTCCTGGAAGCAGTAAAAGTAACCAGAAACAGATTGAGATTATATTTTAGGAGGGCATACAATGTCAAGATATAAGATGAGCCGAAAAACGGCCAGGGCAAGAAAATCTATGAAGATGGGAGCCGATGACCTGCAGGAGATGGTTAAGGCAGCGGTAAAAGAGGCTCTGGATGAGCAGAAAGCAGAGGATGGTTCCGAAGACGACCCAGAAGAATCCGGTGGAGACTTAGGGGAAATCCTGGACGCAGCCATTGAGGCTGTGAATGCGAAACGCAAGTCTGCAAAGTCTGATGAATTGAATCCGGATGATACAGAGGAGTTGGTCAGTGCCATTCTGGAAGAAGCTGGAGCGGCAGAGGACGGTAAATCTGATGATGAAGCAACTGACCTGGAGGAAGTCATTAAAGCTGCCTGTGAGGCTGTAAACGAGAAACGCAAATCTGCAAAAGCGGATGAGATAGGCGATGATGTGGTAGATGAAATCCTGGATGCGGTGGCGGAGGTTATGTCTGATGATGCGGCAGATGAGGAAGGGAAAGGAAGAAAAGAAGCCTATTCCAGACAGCGTCAGACTAAGTCATATGGCAACAGAGGGAAGCGGAAGAAGGCTGTGCAGAGAAAGTATAGTGACATTTTTTTAAAAGGAGGAAATGGAGGAGGAATGCAGAAAAAGAAGGAAGAGGTACCGCCACTAATTGCCTTTGCGCGGGCAGTAAAGTGTCTGGATGTGTATGGACGTCAGGATCCGGAAAGAGCTGCTTACTATGCCAGAAAGAAATATGATGACACGGAAATGGAAAGAGAGTTTAAGGCATTGTCAGCTACTAACCCTACAGACGGCGGGTATCTTATACCAGAAGTTTACTCTGACCAGATTATTGAACTGCTTTATCCCAAGACTGTGATTGTTGAATTGGGAGCTCAGACTGTGCCACTTACCAATGGAAATCTGAATCTGCCCAAGATGACCGCAGGAGCCCGTGCCCAGTGGGGAGGAGAGCAGCGAAAGATTAAAACCAGCCAGACTAAATTTGGAAACATCAAATTATCTGCAAAGAGGTTGGAGGCAATTATTCCTCAGTCAAGGGAACTGCTTATGCTCTCCACCTTCTCGGCAGACTCTATGTTCGCAAATGATTTAACACGCAGAATGCAGCTGGGCCTTGACTATGGCGGCCTGTACGGTGCGGGAGCTGAGTTCCAGCCCCTTGGTATTGCGAATAATAAAGAAGTCGAGAATATTGATGCCACCAAGATAGGCAATGATGACCTGGCAGACATTAATGGTAAAATCACGCCAGATTTACCTATTTATGTAAGGTCTAAAGCAATGGCTAAGAACATTGACGACATTCATGCCGGATGGGCTATGAACAGCATGTTAGAAGGAATCTTCTTGAACATGAAAAACCAGATGGGAATCTATATTTACCGCGAGGAAATGGCAACCGGGAAGCTGTGCGGATTCCCATATAAGGTATCTAACCAGATTCCGACCGACAACGGAAAGACTGACTTGTTCTTTGGAAATTGGTCTGACCTGCTTATTGGCGACCAAATGGGTCTGGAGACATACACCACTTTGGATGGTACATGGACTGATGAGGATGGTGTACAGCACAACGCATTCGAGGAGAACCTGGCGGCCACACGAGCTCTGATGTATGACGATATTGGTGTACGTCATGCTGAGAGTTTCATATACTGCAAAAACATTAAGGTAATGTAAGGAGGAGTAGACGATGAAGAGAGAATTATTTGACAATGTGGTAGTGAGGGTTGGAGCAACTGGTATTGCAGTTGACCGAAAGGGATTTCTTTCAGCTGTCATTGCCGCCGCTATTGGGGAAATAACTGGTTCCCCTACAGAGGCAAAACTGTCTGTAAAGGTTGAGCATAGCGATACAGCTGATGGTACATTCACGAATGTGGAGGATACCATGATCAACCCGGAACATGCGAGTCGGGAAGGAATCTTGAGCGTGGTAACTGTGGAGTCAGAGGCTGTGCTTCAGATAAATATGGATTTGCTGGGGTGCAAAAGGTATATCAAGGTGACACCAACTATTACTTTTACAGGAGGGACCAGCCCAAGTGCGGCATCTGCGGCATATGCGCTGGTTCTGGGAGACCCTATAGACAGTCCTGTATAAGGAGAGACGATGAAAAAAGATGGCAGGGAAAATAAGATGAATAAGAGCCCGGGATGCAACAAGGCTCAGGTAAAGGATTCAGCTCATGAGAGAGGTGACGAGAATGGAGGAAAGAAGGAAGCTCCTGGCAGATAATGCCATGACCACACTCGAAGATTTAATGGAATTTATGGGAATGGACCCGAAGGATATAGGGATACCAGACTCCGTTAAGAATAACCTGGAGCGCCTTATAAATGCAGCATCCGGTTATATTGAGAGGATGACAGACCGCAGATTTGGACGCAAGGAATATGTTGAAGGACACCATGGAAGTGGATGGCAGGAATTGTGTTTAAATCAATACCCGATTGTGGATGTAAAATCAATCATGGACGTGGAAAGTGGACAGATCATTCCGTCAGAGTCTTACTCTTTTTCTGATACTGGGGAAATCGGAGTGTTGTACAGGGATGAGGGGTGGGCGGACCGGACATTTTTAGGTGGGCTGGCAAATGATAGGGTGGCCCCAAAACGTTACCTGAAAGTGACTTATACAGCTGGTTACATACTTCCGAAAGACGGGACGGATCATAGCGCATCTGACCTGCCATTCGACTTACAATATGCCGTATGGCAAATGGTTCAGCAACAATGGAATCTGTCACACAATGGTGCAAACGGTTTGTCTGCATTTACCATCTCAGATGTAAGCTGGACCTTTGATAAAGAACTAAACACACAAGTACAGAATGTAATCGAACAGTACCGGAGGTGGGCATAACGGAAGCGAAAGACGAGATATCCCCGGAGATGGAACGGATTATCCGGGAGCTTAAGAGGCTGGAAGAAATGTCCATCCATATCGGGATTCAAGGGCAACCCGGACGCGATGAGTCGGGAATGGAAAGGGAAGGGGCGCCGGCAGATATTCTGACCATTGCAAATGTCAATGAATTCGGCGCGACCATCAAGGCTAAAAATGTAAAGAACCTGGCTATCCCGATTGCTAAAAAAGCAATCGGGAAAAGCCCGCTGGATTTTCCCGGACTATTCTTTCTGCGTTCCAGGAATGGTTATCTGTTTGGATGTATCAGCAAGAAGCGGAAGGGAACATCCCCAAAAAAGAAAAGCAGTCCGACAGACAGTAAACCCAAAAGGCATGGCCCATCCAAAAAACAGATTCCGAAAAAGACAGACGATATTGAATTCTTATTTATCCTGATGGAATCCACTTCCATTCCGGAGCGTAGCTTCATCCGTGCTGGATATGACAACAACAGAAGGACGATTGAGGATATAACAACAGCTGCCATACAGAATATTATATTTAGCGGATGGGATGCGGAGAAAGCGGCAAATAACATTGGGATGGGCGTGGTAGGCATCATCCAAATGTACATGAATCAGCCGTTTAATTTTAAAAAGAAGAGCAGCATTACAAAAGCGGTATCTAACTGGCCGGATAATCCCCTTATCGAAACAGGGCGTCTCCGTAATTCAATTACTTACAGCATAGAAGGAGGAACATAGAGTGAATAGTTATTGTTTTGGAAGCGCCCAGCCGATGATACCGGAGGGACTTATGCATGAAATGTATGAAATTAAGTCTGGTGCTGTATTTAGCCAGGAAGATGGCGGCCAATGGGTTCCAGGAGAAGATGAACGTATTCCGTTCAAAGGCGTACTTTTACCGGTTAGCAACAAGGACTTGGTGCGGGACATTGCCGGGGTGTTTACGCAGTATTCCGAAAAAATATATACCAATGGACACACCCTCCAAGTCGGGGCGCAGGTGGAAGATTTTGGCGGAATGCGATATACGGTCACCCAGGAACTGGGATACAATTCCCTGCACCCGCTCAAACGCTACCTGGTGGAACGGAAAGGAAAGGCAGCTAAAAAATGAAATTCAAACATATTAGGAACATAATCACAAATGGATTGAGCAATTACCTAAAGGCGCCGGTTGTTCTGGCAAGTCAAGTGGAGCCAGAGCAGGATTATCCGTTCATCATTTATTCCGTTACAGCCCCTTATATACCGGAAAATACATTAGGGGAATATCGGCAGGGCGGAGACGGGGAAGAAATACGGAGAGAACAACCCACATGCACATGGTCCTTTACGGCCTGCAGTGCAAACCGTAGAACACAATCCGGTTTTATACTGGGAGAAGATGAAGCTATGGAACTGGCGAATCAGGCTCTTGGATGGTTCCTGCACGCAGGATACGAATATACGTCCGGGAACGGAATTACCATTGTGTACGCAGGGAACGTACAAGAGCGGACCGTTCTGGAAGTGGATGAAGCAGTCAGACGGTATGGGTTTGACGTGACCATCCGATATGTCAGAGAGGACAACCGGATTATTGCCACCATACGGAATGCAGCAACCATTGAGCAGAAAGGAGACACACAGTGAGCAAAGATGTAGTAGTTGTGGTGACACTTGAGGATGTGCCACAGTCCATGGACACCCTCGATATTCTCTTGATTTCTACAGCAGGTGAGAAAGCGGGAAAAACCTATACAGATTTAGAGGAAATCAAGAAGGATTGGGCGGATTCCAGTATTGTGTATAAAAAGGCGGCAGCCTTATTTAACCAGGGAAATGCCATACCGGCGCCGGAAAAATTAATCAGGAAGGTGACTATTGTAGGAGTTGCGGAACCGGAAACAGCCAGTGCATTGGTGGAAGCGATTAAGGCATATCAGGAAAAGAATGATGACTGGTACATTTTCCTGACAGACCAAACGGATGATACCTATCTGGAAGCTTTGGGACGTTTTGCGGAAGAAAGTGAACCGACGGAAGCGGAACTGTCATCAGGCGCAGAGGACCACAGGAAGTTATACATTGCCCAGACAGAAAACAAGACGTATGCGGTCAATACTGCCCGGACCGTGGTGATATATACCCAGGATACAAACGAACATGCAGATGCAGCCTGGCTGGGAGCTGTTGGACCATGGTACCCACAATCCGTCACATGGAAATTCAAGATGCCGGCAGGAATCACAGCCCCAACGCTGACCAATTCCGAAGTCACAGCTCTGGAAACGAACCATGTGAATTTCGTAACCAGTGAATATAAAAAGAATTACATCAAAAATGGCATCTGCATGGATGGGGAATGGATTGACGCAGTGCTTGGAGCTGATTGGATTGCGAAAAGGATGAGGGAAAAACTCTATGATATCTTCATGAGAAATCCTAATATCCCTTATACCGACGCTGGTTTCACTACGGTTTCAGCGGGCGTATTTGAGACATTAGAAGAGGCAACTGGATATGCAATCATAGCAGAGAATCCAGAATCCAGAGCAGGTATCTATAACGTGGCCGTACCTAAACGGTCTGAGGCAACGGACCAGCAGGCAGCTTCAAGGCAGATGCCGGACATTTCGTGGGAGGCCCAGCTCGGAGGGGCCGTGCATGGAGTTAAAGTCAAAGGTACTCTGAAAGTATCACTTACATAAACGGGAGGTAAGAAGAATGACAACAAGTTATGACCCCAAAAAAGTGAATGTTAATGTGGATGGAACAACCCTGACGGGATTTGCCAGTGATGGTATTATCACGGTATCCAAAAGCGAAGATGCTGTTACACCGAATGTGGGAGTACAGGGTGATGTGGTATATGAAGAGAATGCCAATGAAAGCGGGACGGTCGCAGTTACACTGCAGCAGACATCCTCATCATTGCAAAAGCTCAGGAACCTGGCATCAAACCGGAAACGATTTAATCTGACAATTTCAGATGCCAACGACAATGCACCTGCCAACGTTAGCGGTTCGGAGTGCCGCATCTTAAAAGAACCAGATGTGGTTAGAGGAAAGAATACAAGCACGGTGACAGTCAATATCTATGTGCCTAATCTTAAAATTAGGCAGTAACAATGTCGATGGAATGGCCACAGCGCCCAAAGGGACTAACAGAAAGGAGCTATAGAAAATATATGGCAAAGCAGAAAAAGGTGACAGTAAACGGAACAGAGTATACATTGCAGAGCGTTTCGCCCACATGGTATTTCAATCACAATGATGAATGTGGGATGACTGGAGGGAAGAGGAAAACGGTAAATTATATAGATGGCCTGATTAAGAATATCGTGATTTCACCGAAGGAAGTGAGCACCCAGGGGATATCATACTTTGAAGAGGCAGAGGATATATCCACTCCGGAGAAGCTTATGACTGAAATTGAATCCTTTCTTAGAGGATGAAAAGGATATCGGGAAGGCACAGATTCGGGCGATACGCAACCAGGAGTTTTGGTCGCTTGTTTTTAGCACAGGGAAAATCGCATATACAGAATGGTGTAATATGTGCTTGTCGGAGTATTATGAAGCCAGGGAAGCCTATATCAACTACAATGAAAGCTTAAAGAGCAATCAGTGACCAATGTCGCGATTGCTCTTTTCTTCTAGGAGGAATGAAACTTGGAGGACAAGCGGAACCTGACCATGGGAATTCGAGTTTCAGCTACGGATACCATTGGACAGTTGACAAAAATAATGGAATCCATAGACGAAATTAAAGAGGGATTCCAAAAAGCAGAGGATAAAGCAGAAAAATTCGGAAGTGAGGCCGCCGAGAGTGCCGGGACATTGGCCCACGGGATGCAGGATGCCAGACAGGAAACATCAAAGGTAGCCACATCTATGGATAAATTGTCAGATTCAGGGGATAAGGTAGAGAGTTCGGCCAAAGGCGCTAGAAGGGCGCTTGAGAACATGGGGAGCGCAGCATCGAAAAGTGCAACCGAGGCGAGGAAGGACCTGGATAATGCCAGCGATGCAGCGGATGAATTCGGAAAAGAAATCAATAAAACATCAGAGGCAGGAGAAGACGCTTCGAATACTTATCGAAGTATGGGGGCAGAGGCGGATGGATTCGGTTCTGCTGCTGCTCGTTCTGCTGCAAAAGCCTTAAAAGAAACCAATTCCCTGGGAAAGGCCGTGAAGGCAGGATTCCAGGGAGCATATGGATTTGCGGGAAAACAGGCAGAACAGTTTGCCAATAAGGCCAGGGACGGGTTGGAAGAGCTGGAGACGGCCCTTAAGAATCCAATCCAAACAATCAAAAATAAGCTGGTGGATGCCCTGGAAAAGGCAGGGAAGAAAATTAAGGATACCGGGGATAAATCCGATGAAACAGGTGATGACTTAAAGCACATGGGAAATGACGGAGAATCAGCCGGGACAAGAATCAAAGATGCCGTAGGAGGGGCTGTAAAGTCATTTTTTGCTATTTCTGCAGCCATTGAAATTGTGAAGGCGGGTATCGAGGCGGCAAAACAGCTAGGATCTGCCATCAAGGACGCAGGAATTGCTTCGGAGCAGACAGGAGCAAAATTTGGAGCTATGTTCTCGGCAGATTCAGGTGTGCAGGAGTGGGCCGATAATTTTTCAGATGCCATCCACCGGAGCAACACTGAAGTGCAAGGGTTCCTTGTTTCGAATAAGGCCATGTACCAGGAGATGGGAATTACCGGGACAGCGGCAGAGGACCTATCTAAAATCACCACATCACTGGCCTATGATTTTGGAACAGCCTTTTCGCTGGATGACGCAGAAGCCCTATCAGTCGTACAGGACTACCTAAAAGGCAATACGGAAGCGATGGCTGAGTTCGGGATGCAGATTGACGATGCGGCCTTGAAACAGTCTGCCATGGAGATGGGACTGGGAAAGAATATTGACGCATTGGATGAAGCTGCAATGGCACAAGTAAGAATGAATGCCTTATTGCAAAATAGTACGGAAATCCAGCAGGCAGCGACTAAAAAACAGGAAGGATACGCGAACAACATCAAGAGCTTGAAGGGCGTCTGGAGTGACTTCCTTTCTGGAGCTGCATCAAAGTTTGCGCCTGTGTTTACGGAACTTACAAATACAATCATGGCATCATGGCCACAGATTGAACCAGCCTTGCTGGGTATGATAGATATGCTTAGCAATGGATTTGCAGCAGGAGTGCCGGTCATTATAGATTTGGCAACAGGCGCACTGCCGGGACTGATATCGACATTTGGTGAACTGATGTCGGCTGCCGCGCCCATAGGAGGAGTTCTGCTCGATATGGCAACCACTG